TTCCGAAAAGTTCGACGCCGCAATGAAACAGGCATGGCAGGACAACAATATTGCCGCATTGCCGGAAAAGTAAACAATCACGGGTAAAGGGTAAACCCGCATTTAATAACAATTAAATTTTTAACATTATGTCATTAGTAGCAACAAGATTGCAAAATTGGCGGATTGAAAACCCGGAATTAGACCGTAATATGACCCGCCCGTGTGAGTATGGCGCATTGGATTTTTTCATTGAGCAAACCAACGCCCCGTCCTCAATCATTAACCCCAATTTGCGTGACCGTGCGTTTGCGTCCATTGGTAACACGGTACAAGTACCCGTTATCAATTACGACGGCGATGTACAGGTTAGCAATGTCCGTTCGTGCGTTATCGCTGACGATGAAAATACGTCCGCATTGGTAACGGTTGTTTGGGCGACTTATGCCATTGGCTTTACAATGGTTCCCGCCGCATACATGAACAACGAAATTTCCTACGAACACGACTTTTTGCGCAAAATGGAAAAGACGTGCCGGGCTTTGGCGGACAAATTGGACGTCGGAGCCGTTGCCGCATTGGAGGCAAACAAAACACAGGTGTTCAAAACGTTGCTTAACTACACGGAGGCGGGCAACGTGGTACAGGTTCCAACCCAAATGGCGACCGAGATTTTGGGCGATATTAACCCGATTATGCGGGCTAACTGTTACCCGGAATATATCCACATTATCGCCAACGCCGGGGTTGATAGCCTTATCCGTAAACTTGCGCAACATGGCGTTTACAACGACGTAAACAAGCGCATGGAGTACGACAACAAGGTTTTGCACTACACGAACAACGTAACCGACGAAGCGGGCAAAATGGGAACCATGTTTGCCGTTGCTGACGGTAATGTTGGTATCCTTACCCGTGTTGACCGTGAGGCATTGCGCCGCACCCGTGCGAATTTCCACGAATGGGACGTTGTACGTTTGCCGTACATTGATTTGCCCGTTGGTTCGCACTATTACACCGCCGTTGGCGACCAGTCCGCAATCATGGGCGCCGCAACCGCCGATTTGACGTGCGCCGTTAAGGAGTATTTCGGATTTTCCGTTGACGTGGCGTATATGGTTGCTTACAACAGCAACCCGGATACTGTGGCAAACCCGATTATCAAAGCCGAGATTGCCGCCCGCAATCCAAACGAACCGTTGGGTATGCCTGTATATGTAACCAACGCCGGGGAATTTCCCGCCGGAGGTGCGGGCGCATAACGCCGGAGCATAACGAATTGTTAAACCGAGGGGACGGGGTGGTTATCCCCGCCCCCTTATTTATTTCAAACGCAGATGTACCGATTAAAAGAAATACAGGACGCATTATTGCACGTCGTCGGGTGGGAACAATCATACGACCCGGCAAAGGCGATAGACGACAATTTAACGCAGACGGAAAGCGGTTTGACGTTTCAAGGTGCGCACCCCCTTGTTACTTTGGATAATGTCCGGGCAATCGTCCCGGATGATTTCGTTTTTCAATATCCGGTTTGGAATATGATACCGGAATACAAAGCCGGGGCAAAGGTTCGCCACAACAACAAAGTTTGGATTGCCGCACGGGACAACCAAAACGAGGAACCGACCGAAAGCGATTTTAACGACGATTACAACGACGATTACGGCAACCCATATTGGCAACCGTACAATTTCATTTCCGATTATTTGGAGCGGTTGACCCGTAACGGTATTGCGCAAATGGTACAAACATTCACGCAAATAAAGGGATTGGATAAGGAAACAAAGAACCTATTGGAACGGCGCACGTTCTTTGACGGTGCGGGACGTATCCGGGCGACGTTGCCGAATAATCATAAATTAGTCGGGTTTGAAATTGTCCCGGTTCGTTCTATGGGCGTAACAATGAAAATCGAACAAATCGGGTTGCAAATGACGGGCGCAACCGGGGTTGTTCGTATGTATCTTTTCCATTCGTCCCAAATTGACCCGATAAAGACGTTTGATTTGAATTTTACGCAGACAAACGGCGGTTTTCAATGGTTCCCGTTGAAAGATTGTTATTTACCGTATATCAGTACCGGAAACAACGCCGGGGGGTCGTGGTTCCTTTGTTACAACCAAAACGATTTGCCCGCCGGGATGCAGGCAATTAACATGACAAAGGATTGGAGCCGGGAGCCGTGCGGGACGTGTACGGGTTACGTTGATTTGGAGCGTTGGCGGGAAATAACCAAGTATTTACAGGTATCCCCGTTTATGATGAACGCCCCGGAAACATTCGACGAATACCCGGAGTTGTGGGATATTGCGTTGACGATGTACACCAATACGCAGAATTACGGGTTGAATTGCGAAATAACCGTTGGTTGCGACCTAACGGATTTTATCATTAAGGAAAGGCAAATTTTCCAAACGGTTATCCAACGACAGGTCGCCGCAATCATGTTGCGCACGTTGGCAATGAACCCCGATGTTAAGGTAAACCGGAACCAAGTAAACGCAACCCGGTTGGAAATTCTTTACGAATTGGACGGCAACGTTGAGGGTCGCCCCGGCGGTTTGGGTTATGACCTTAAAAAAGCATACGAGGCGTTGCGGTTGGATACGCAGGGTATCGACCGTATTTGCCTTACTTGTAATAACCACGGTGTAAAATACCGAACAACGTAAGATTATGGCGGGGTTAAAGTCAATACAGGATTTACGCAACCGGGTTGCCACGTTCAACAACGGGTTATCGTCCGGCGCATACATTCAACAAATCATTTGGGACAATGACGCCTATATTGTTGATATGAATGCCGAGGAACAGTTGTTTGAACAAGGTATTAACCGTTTGGGCGTGGATATTATGGATTACGCCCCGTATTCGCCGTTGACGATAGCCATAAAGGAGGAAAAGGGACAACCGACAAACCGGGTAACGTTACGGGATACCGGGGATTTTGAAGCGTCGTTTTTTTTGGAAGTCGGCGACAAACAGTTTGAAATAAAAGCGTCGGATTTCAAAACGGAGGACTTAATAAAAAAGTACGGGCGGCAAATATTGGGATTGACGGACGAAAATATTGCGGCGTTGATTTGGCAATATATATTCCCGGACTTAATGAAGAAAGCAAAAAACGTATTATATGGCAACGAATAAGAGAACAACCCCTATAATTCCCAACCCGGTTTTAATCGACCGGGTTTTGGGGAACATACAAACCGGGTTAATGGATAACGTCGATTGGTTGGACGTCGCATTTGGGCGGGCGCAACGTATCGCCAAAGTGATACAGGGCAAACGCTATTATACCCCGAACGTATATGCGGGCGGGACGGAATGGAGAGGCGACAATGATTATATCGACGTTTCCCCGGATGCCAATATTGGCAATTTTTCGTTCTTTTGGATAGACGACCCGCAAACGGTCGGTTGGGTTCCCAAAGAGCAAAGCGAGATTAAAGCCCCGTTTTCCCTTATTGTTTGGTTCGATTTGCGCAAGGTTTACCCCGGTCAACTCAACAACCGGAATACCGAGGCATTGAAGAACGAAATATTGACCGTCCTAAATGGCGGTTTTTGGCTGAAAGACGGGACGATTGTAATAAACCGGATTTATGAGTTGGCGGAAAACGTGTACCGTGGGTTTACGTTGGACGAAATAGATAATCAATTTTTAATGCACCCGTTCGGCGGTTTTCGCTTTGAGGGTGTATTGTCAGTTAATCAACCTTGTAACATTTAACGATATGGTAACTTTCATTATTTGGGTTTTGGTCGTGGCAACCGTGGCGGCGTTCCTGTTGACCCTGTTAAAAAAGTGGGGCGTTATTGAGTACGTCCAAGTTCACGGCAACGACTTTTTTGTTAAGATGTTCAATTGCGGCTTTTGCTTATCATGGTGGGCGGGGGTCGTTTTGTCCGTCCTGTTTGCTATATGCACCGGGAACCCGGCATTGTTATTGGTTCCGTTTTGTTCAACAGTCATAACCCGCATACTCTTATGAAAACGACAAAGATAGGGGAACGGGCGGTTGTGTTGTACGACAGTATCGACGAATTGCCGATTTTGCGATTTCACGCATATAACAAAATGTTGCTTATCGACGCCGGGGTTGGGTCGGATTTGAACGATTGGGATGCGCATATTGAAAAGGCAATCCGGTTTATCCGAAAGGAAAAGCCGGATTTGGCGGAAAAGGAATTGGATAATTTGCGGCAAAACGTTTATTTCGTCCAATCCGCCATATCGCCAAAGTATTTGGCGTTTGCCTGTTTGGTTAAGTCAGTGGACGGAACCGAATACAACGATATGACGGCGGACGGTTTGCAAAAGGTATTGGATTTATTCGCCGATGCGCCGAACGCCGAGTTGACCGCCCAATTGGAAGCGGTCAAAAAAAAAATAGATAAAGAATTGCAATTGTATTTTCCTAAACTATTCGACGACGCCACGGTTAAAGAGTATTACGACCAATTGAAGCAACGCACGATGTTAATGTTGGATGCGATAATAAAGGGGGACGAAAGCGACAAACGAGAAAAAATAGACCATATTACGACGTTGTTGTTGACTTATACAAAACCCAAATCGTTTAGCGGGTCGGATAGCGTGGAAATACAATACGACAAGCAGTTTGAAAATATGTGTTTGATGTTGTCTCAACATTTGCACGTAAACCCAAAATCGTTTACCGTTTTGGAATATTACAACGCATTTGAATACATTAAGGAGCAAGCGAAAAAAGCAAGCAGAAAAAGCCAAAATAAGGCGATTTAAGGTGTTTTATTTTTCAGACGATAAATTATACATTTGAGAAAAGAAAATTGATTGTAGGGCAAATTGCCCGAAAATAACAAAAACAAATAGTCGGATATATGGCAGATAACAACAACCCAATTAAATATTCTGATTTGGTAAGCCCCGATAATTCGATTACTGATTTGATAAAGCAATTGGATGAACTTTCAGACGCATATACAAATGCGTTGAAAAATATTAGGGCGGAAGCAATTCAGTTGGCGGCGGTTCTGCAAAAGGTTTCCGGGGCAACCGAGGACGGCAGGAACACAACCAAGAAAGCCGCAGACGATGCGGAACGTTTGGCACGTGCGCAACGTGATTTGGCGTTTGCAGAAAGCGAGAACGCCAAAAAGTTAGCCGAGTTAAAATTGGCACAACAGGAAGCGAACCAAATTAATAAACTGATTGTGAAAATAAATCAATCCGCCGAGGGTAGTTATAACCGTTTATCGGCGCAATATTCATTGAATAAGATTTATTTAAACAACATGACTAAAGCCGAACGGGAAAACACCGAGGAGGGGCGAAAATTGGTTGCACAAACCAAAGAAATATACGAAGAAATGAAACGTTTGCAGGAAGCAACCGGGAAATTTCAATTGAACGTCGGAAATTATACGGAGGCGTCCGACGCAATTATTGCGTATGGCGACAAATTAAAAGAAACGTTAGGTTTAAATAGCGCATTTGGCGAAAGTCTTTTGGCGTTAGGACGTGGCGGGGCTGAAAGTAAAGCCGTTTTTACAGCTATTGGCGACGGGGCAAAAGCATTGGGAAAAACTTTGTTGGGATTACTTTCAAACCCGGTTTTTTTGGCGATTGCCGGAATTGCGGCGGCGGGTGCGGCGTTTAAATGGTGGTACGATTATAACGCCGGGTTAGTTGAGGCAACGAGATTGACGCAACAATTTACCGGGAAAAGTGGCGATGATTTGAAAGCGTTTAGAAATGAGGTGCAAGCCGTCGCAGATTCGTTCGGCGCAGATTTCCGGGAAACATTGATTGCAACAAACGCATTATCAAAACAATTTGGTATTTCTGCAAATGAGGCATTGCAGTTGGTTAAGGATGGTTTTTTGTCCGGAGCCGATGCGAACGGGGAATTTTTAGACACGTTGAAAGAATACCCGGCATATTTCAAAGAGGCTGGAATATCAGCAGACCAATTTGTTGCGATTGTAGCCCAAACAAACAAAATGGGTATCTTTTCGGACAAAGGCGTTGACGCAATTAAGGAGGCAAATTTGCGTTTGCGTGAAATGACGACGGCGACGGCGGCGGCTTTGGACGGTATCGGTATTTCGTCGGAACAAGTTCAAAAAGATTTGCAGACCGGAACCAAAACAACGTTCGATGTTATACAAGACGTTTCCGCAAAATTGGCAGAATTGCCGGATAATGCGGCAACGGTCGGGGCTGCAATTGCAGATATATTCGGGGGTCCCGGAGAGGACGCCGGATTGCAGTATTTGCGCACGTTGAAAGATATTTCAACAAACATGGATGAAGTAAAAGGGAAAGCCGGAGTTTTGGCGCAATTGCAGGAGGAACAATTGCAAAGCCAAATTGAGTTGCAAAACGCATTATCCGGATTGTTTGACGCAACCGGAGGAAATTTTGAAACGTTGACAACGCAGGCAAAAGTTTTTGTTAACCAAGGATTGACGGCGATAATAAAAGGGGTTATTGATGTTGTCAATTACTTGATTGAGTTATACAATGAAAGTGTTTTGATACGTGCAATTTGGAACGGTATAGTTGCCGGATTCAAAACAACATTTGATACGTTGGGAAATTTGTTTGGATTCTTTATTGATATAGTCAAAGCAACCGGAACCGCATTAAAGGGAGCGTTTACGTTGGATTTTGACGACGTAAAAAAAGGATTGGCAGATTATGCAGCAGCGTACGGGAATTTGGTTAAAGCCCAAGTTAAAGACATAACAGAAAATTTCCAAGAGGGTTTAGAGGGTATGCAGAAGAAAATAAAACCGTTAACAATCCCGGTTTCTGTTGGAGATACCCCGACGCCACAAACAGAAAATAAGCCCGTAACGACACAGAACCCAACCGTAACGCCAAGGGGTAAAAGCGATGCGGAAAAGGCAGCAGAACAGCAAGCAAAACAAATTGAGGCGGCATATAAAAAGAATTTGGAAGCAACCCGAAAATTGCAGGATGCACAATTGCAGTTGGAAACCGACGAATGGGCAAAGCGTCGCCAACAAACGCAATATCAGTATTCCCGCCAAATTGAGGATTTACAACACCAATTGCAGACCGAAAAGGATTTGAACGAAACCGGACGTCAAGCGATAAACGCCACAATTACGGCGTTGGAACAGCAACAAACCGAGGCGTTATTGAAAATCGAACAAGACCGACAATTGCAGGAATTAGCGTTACAGAAAGAAAGCATTGAATTACGTTTGCAAGCAGTCAAAGAGGGAAGCGAGCAGGAAAAACAATTGCGGATGCAGTTGTTGGAAAACGAAAGACAAACCGCATTATTACAGAACCAACAGAAACCGACCGGGCAACAGCAGGACGCCGCGGCGATTAATGCAAGTTTTGACGCAAAGGGAGCCGGAATTGCGGACGAATATTTGCAAGCGCAATTACAGATATTCGACCAACAACAAGCGTTGGCACAATCGGAGTTTGATTTGTTGAGAAATTCAGAAGCCCGGAAAACTCAATTCCGTTTGCAAGCAGAAAAGGAACGTTTGCAAAAGGTTTTAGAATTAAATCAGCAAGCCGCCAATAAATTGTCTGATGTTGAGGTACAAACAATTCAAAACACTATTAAAAAAATAGACCAAGAAATTGAGCAATCCAAAGGGAAGGAACGAGGAACAGACATTTACGGTTTGTTTGGGCTTAATTTGGACGACGACCAAAAAGAGGCAATTAATACGTCTATGCAATACGCATTGGATGCGTTAAATACATTCACGGCGGCACGTGTTGCCGCAGCAGATGCAGCCGTTGAGCAAGCGGATAAAGAGGTTTCCGCCGCACAATCGGCGTTGGATGCAGAATTGGAAGCAAGGGCAAACGGGTACGCCAATAATGTTGTACAAGCGCAAAAGGAGTTGGATTTGGCAAAGAAAAACCAAGAAAAGGCGTTGAAAGAACAACAGAAAGCGCAAAAACAGCAGGCAGCAATACAAACATTGCAGCAAATCGGAAACATGGTAACAGCAACGGCGTTGATATGGTCGCAATTAGGTTTCCCGTTTGCAATACCTGCAATTGCCGTAATGTGGGCGAGTTTTGCAGCGTCTAAAATCAAGGCGGCGCAATTGGCAAAACAGACCGGAGGAACCGGAGGAACGGAAACATACGGCGACGGTACCGTTGAACTTTTGGAGGGCGGTTCCCACCAATCCGGGGACGACGTGGATTTAGGAACCAAACCGGATGGAACCCGGAGGCGTGCCGAGGGCGGGGAATTTTTCGCCGTTATCAATAAACGTAATTCCCGCCGTTTCCGTCGTTTAATCCCGGACGTAATAAATAGTTTGAACCGGGGAACATTCCCCCAAAAGTACCTTAATGCCTACAATACCGACGGCATTAATGTAACGGTTCAACAAAATAACGCACCGGATTTGCGGGATTTAAAAGACGATGTAAGGGAGATTAAGGAACAAAACCGCCGCCGTCGTTACGTCGATGGCAACGGCAATGTTATTGAGGTTTACAAGAATTTGACACGTAAAATTAAAAATTGATATGAACCCGATTTATAGACATTCATTTGTAAATGTGTTTTTAGCGAACGGGGCGATGAGTCACATAACCGGGAACATAAACGGGAATAGTACAAAGTTCTATTATACCCGTACTTTTGTCCCGGTTGGGAATGTGTACCCCCGCAAATTGTTTCAGAATTTCACCACGCAATCCGGGGGCGCATTTTACGATAGCAATAAAAAAATTATCGGCGGTTGGGGGAGCAACCCGTCCGCCACAAATACGGAATTTGACATACCAAGCAATGCCGCATATATCCGGTTTAATGTAATCAAAGCGCATTACGCCAACGGGACGGCATGGTTGAGATTGGGAACGTTGGACGCCCCGAACGTCTTACAAGGTCAAACCGTGCATCCGATTTATAAGGACGATTTGGCAAAGGAGTACGAATTAGAAACCAACCAACGGTTTTATCGTGCCAAATTATCCGGCAAAATTACCTTTGTCCGGGATGATTACGACTATATAAACCGTCAATCGTTCGACAATGAATTTTTGTATTGCATTGAAAAGAGCGACGACGGCGGGCGTACATGGTTCCAATACTTTCAAGGCAAGTTTATGAAAACCGATTGCACGTTTACCGATTACGATAAAAAGGTTGTTGTACAACCGGACGCAATCGACGATTATAACGACGTATTGGCGGGATTGGAAAAGGAATACAATTTAATAACGTTAGCCCCGACAATCCAACGGATAACGATAAACAAGCGTCCATTAATTCAAATATACGTTCCGGGGGATAGTGTTGTTTCTTGTTTTTTGGGCGGTACGAATTGGGAACAAGACGCAAACGCCACGACCGACCAAAACGCACTAATACAAACCTATCATTTTGCACTATGTAATATTTTGAAAGAAATACAAATTACGTCGCACGGTTCCCCGGCGGTAATATCCGGGCTTTATACCGGGCGAATGGCGACGGGTGCAAGTGCAGACGTTTTCGAGGGAAAATTATACCCGGAATTAAACGTAAATTATTATATCTATATTACGCAACAAAGAATTGACGGTTTACCGTTTGGGGTTGCATTGGTTGAGATACGCCGACGTTCGGACGACGTGGCAATGTTCCGTTATCAAAAGGTTACAACGTCCCCGTTTGATACGTTGGAGTTTGATTTAACCGCCGTCGAGGGTTCCGGGGCAACCGGAACAATGCACGCCGATATGAAAAGTTATAATATATACGCCCGGTATTTGTGCGACGTGGAGAAAATCGACGACCTTAATACATATCCATTGCCCGCCGATGATATAGTTGATAATAACCGTAATTATAGGCGTGCGATTGGTTACGCAATCGACGTGGCGTTTATTTCAAACAACTTTTCAGATACCCCGACCGAGTGGGGATTAGCGGACAACGGAAAGTATTTTGCGCCGCCTTATTCCATATACGGGCAAACGTTTTATCCAATAGCCCGGTCAACGTGGCGTTATGCGTCGTTATGGTTTGGGTTTTATTTGATGGATTGGATATTAGAGAAAAAAGCACGAAAAGCATATACTTTGCGGGATGCGTTCCCGGTTGCGTCTTGTATATCCGTTTTGCTCAATCAGATTGCACCGGGTATAACACACGCAGCCACGGCGGAATACAGTCAATTTTTATACAGCGGTAACAACCCAATATCCGGGTTGAATTTCCGTTTGCTTGTATCACAGAAAACCAATATTATAAACGGGGAATATCAGCAACCCGCACAAAAAGCCCCGACGACCTTACAACAATTTACCAATATGTTACGGGATTGTTTTAAATGTTATTGGTTCATTGAGGACGGCAAATTTAAAATCGAACATATCCAATATTTCCGCAATGGCGGTTCCTATTCCGGCGGGGCTATATTAAGCCACGATTTGACAAAGGAATTGAATTTGCGCAACGGGAAACCGTGGGCGTTCAACACGTCGGAATATTCGTTTGATAAGGTCGATTTGCCGGAACGTTACCAATTTGAATGGATGGACGACGTTACGGCGGCATTTGAAGGGTTGCCGATACAAGTAATAAGCAAGTATGTAACGCCCGGAAAGGTTGAGGAAATTAATATATCAAACTTTACGTCCGATATTGATATGATGTTGTTAAACCCCGGCAATATGAGTTCGGACGGGTTCGCCTTGTTTGCCGCCGTTCCGCCAACGTCCGGGTCGCAATGGATATTACCATTTACCCGCCAAACTATTAACGGGGTCGAATACTTTTTGCAAAACGGATATTTGGCGTTTATCAATCTGCAATCCCCGTATTGGTTATATGATTTACCCGCCCGTCGTGTATCAATAAACGGTTCCGAGGTTTACGCATACGGTATTGAGAGAAAGAAGAAACAAACGTTTAGTTTTCCGGCAAATGACGACCCAAACCCGATGCAACTAATAAAAACGTATATCGGTAACGGTCAAGTTGATAAATTAAGCGTAAATTTGTGTAGTCGAAACATTAAAGCAACGTTGAAATATGATACAGAATAACAATATAAGCGTATTGCCGTGGTACACGTCAATAGAGCAGCAGAACCACCGTAAAAGTTACGCATACGGGCAAATATACCCATTGTTCGCACCGGCTGATAGATTATTGCCGTTTCAGATAATAAGAAATACCCGTTCAAATTCTGTTACGTCTGTTATTCTATATGATAAAACCGGAAAACAAATTGCAAATATAACAACATACATGAGGGAAACCGGATTGCAAGTTGTCCGGTTTCAGTCGTTGGGATATGATGTAATATTATACCCGGCAATATTACCCATGCCGTTAAATCAGTTTGACGGAATTTATTATTTGCGGTTATCTGATGGCATTCAAACGTGGTATTCTGAAATGTTTACGGTTGTGCAGGACGTTTCCGGTTATTTGAAAATTGATTGGTGGGACATTGAAAATTTAGTGTTTGACGCCGGACAAATAGTTTATAAAAATCCGACATTCAAAAACATGTTATATCTTTGTACCGAGTTAGGAAAACCGGATTATGAATTTGAAGAGGACGGCGAGGAAAGGGACGGTTATTTTTTCCCGGAAAAACAAATTTCGGTAAAGACGTTCAAATGTACTATATTGGCACCGGAATACTTATGCGATGTTATGCGTTTTATTCGTATGGCTGATTATATACACATAACGGATAAATACGGCAGGGAATACGATTGCGACACGTTTTTAATTACCCCAAAATGGCAGACGCAGGGAGATTTGGCGAGCGTGGAAATAGAATTTCAGACAGCAACCGTCGTTAAAAAAATAGGTCGTGGATATTTAGGGGCAAATATTGGCGATTTTAACAGCGATTACAATAATGATTTTAATAACGATTAAATTAATTAGTTATGGCGAATTATCAAGAATTAAAACAAGCGATTGCGGATGTTATAAAAACAAATGGCAATCAAGAGATTACCGGAGCAATTTTGCAAAGTACGTTGTTATCTATTGTCAATGGAATAGGAGTAAACAGAACATTTGCGGGTATAGCGACGCCAACAACCGTGCCGGGAACCCCGGACGCAAATGTTTTCTATTTAGCCGCCCAACCGGGGGCGTATGTGAATTTTGGTAGCAATGCAGTTGTTACCGATACCGTCCAAGTGTTTTACAACAATGCGGGCAATACGTGGAGCGCATGGACGTTGCCAATTGCGCCCCAACAAACGACGTATAATATAGCGGCGCAAGATAGTTTTTACCAAAATCGAACGTTAGACAAATCAGACCGGGCAAAATGGGTTGCGGCTTTTACCGGGGTAAAAGTTGTTTTCAACAATATTATCCCCGCTAATTATCCCAACATACAAATTGCCGTTTCATTGGTACGTCGTATAACGGAAACAAACCACGAATTACGTTTTAAGATAAATACGGGTTCGGGTTGGGCGTATATTGGTTCAAATTGGGCAGATGCAAACAGCCCGGAAAATGCTAACGGAGGTGCAACGCCATACAACCGAACGTTTGTTTATGGTGCGGGAACCGTTCAGATACAATGTGCAATTGATTGGTCAGCATTTGCAATCGGTTCGTCAATCCTTGTTGACGATGCTTCTGACGCAACCCCATATTATGTGTTGTCGCCCAACAATATTTTTTTATCGGACTTAAATGCTTTTAATCCGTCAACAATTGATTTATCCAGCAGGCAGGCAAATATAATCAATAACGCTGTTAGAACGTTTGTGCCAAATTGTGCGGCAGTACCCGGAAATGTACCGTTACCCGTTTATGTATTCAAAACGCCGTACAAATTTTCCGACAATCTTAATTATTTCTTTGAGATTGGAGCAAAAACAAGTGCAATCGGCAAAGTTGGATATAAGACAATGACGATTTCGTTTTGGGGACGTTCAAGTAATTCGACATGGAATTACTATACGCCTAAATTCTTTTGGAGCGACGGCAACACGACCCCAGTACGTTTGTGTATTAGTTCTGACGGCTTTATTTGTATAGCCATAGGAGCCGACAATATAATGTTATCAACAACGTTGGGGGGCAACCTTGCATTATATATAAAAAAGGTCGGATTGGATAAGTTAGGCTTAAATGTTCCCGAACCTTTATATGACGGTTGGAGTATTACCGGAATGCAAAGTTTGGATGATACATATACAAACATATTCCAAGTTGAAAACGGGAACGCACAAGGAAATACATTGCAAAACGGATACCAAATAAAACCAACCCCAATCGATATTGCAACCACATTTACACCATTGGTTGCCGTCTCTTTGGGAGGTTCACAATATCCGAGTTATAAAATGAAAATTGCATTGCCCGTCGCTTTTACCCCGTCGTTAAATACGGCATATCGTATGCGCATACAGATAAAGGATATATCAAACAAAGGTTATGGTATTACGGAGGCTATATTGGAATTTTGGGGGAGTTCGGTGTCTCCATATCTTCGATATGGAGTAATTTACAAAGATGCACGTTTCCCAATGGATGTGCGGGTTGGACTGAATGGAACACGTTATTATGTATTGTTAGACGGCGATTTGTGGGGTAATACCGTTGTTACAATACCGGAATTTACGGCGTATAACAATACGACCTTAAACGATACATTAATAAGTGATTTTGTGTTTTCGACATACACAGAGGACGAATTGGCAGACTATGTAACCATATATACCCCCCCGGTATATCAAAATGCAACAATTGATTATGTAAATAATGCGATAAGCAACATAGAAAATGTTGTACAACCCGTAAAAGCAAAAAGTTACGCAATTTTTGGTTCTTCAAAATCCACGACACGCAATGCGTATTCCGGTTGGTTGGCTTATTTGGTTGACGGTTTGTTAGCACTTGCGAACAAAACAACGAATTTGATAACAACGGGAACCGTTGCAAATCGTCCATATAATCAAAAGGTATTGACAAATACAGCCAAAGGGATTGTTAACAAAAAAATAACGGGCGTTGGCAGTTCATTAGCTTTTACCGTATTCGGTTCGCACGTCGATTTAGTGCAATTTATTGAGCGAACAACCAATTACGCAACATTTGATATTTACGACAATGATGTAAAAATTGGCTCTTATAACAATCGTAATAAAACAATGTTGGGACAACGTACACAGACATTTGCCGGAACGGGTGCGCAAAAGTCTTTTGTTATCGACCATTTGGATAGTTATAATTTTGCCGTTACAGTTAATGGAACGGCAAAAACGGTATCCATGAACCCCGGTTTATCCGGCGGCGATTGTTACGCAGTTCGTACAATAATGACATTTGCCCCGTATAATGACGGACAACCCCGCCGTATATTGTATTTCCCGGTTGCCCCGGCAAATGGTACGACAATCCAATTGACGTATAACGTAGGACGTGCGATTGGCTTTACTCAATCGGATTTCAACGAGGACGAAAACGGGAATACGGAAAATGTAAATCCCGTAAATATTGCAAGCCTTACGGCGGATGCGGTTACACGTTCGGGTTATCCGTTAAGCCCTGTTATTAACAACCCGGATGCCGTGTTGCGTTTTTCATTTGACGCATACGGTATGCACCGTATCAAAATAGTAATTACAGGTGGAACCAATCCGTATTTCGATTTTGATTTTGCGTGCGCCGAATTAAATGACTTTATGAACGCCGCATTTGGCGGGTATGATTTGTTTAGGGCTATTAGCGAAAACCAATGGCACGATTGGCGATGCGTTCGTTATTTGCCTTATTTTGATGTTCTAATGTTGGAATATGGAGCAAACGACGACCGTTATCAAATCGACCGGGTATTGGTTCGGGAACAAACATTCACGTTGGAGGAAATAAAGAACGTCAAGTTAAAGGAGGTTATTTATATTACTAATACGGGAAACACAAGTTTTCAAACGGGGTTATGTACCGGAACAATACAGGCAATTACGCCTTTTTCTTTGACGTCTGACGATATAAAGACGTCAGAAATTGAGGTTGGCGATTTTATCAAAATCGGCGAATATCGTAGCGATTGGCGGGAATTTGCAGTTAGAACGGTTGCAACGGTTGATAAAGTAAACGGCGTTGTTACATGGGTTAAACCGTTCAGCGTATCGGAAATATGGCATTACAATAATTTGTCCGATATGGTCGGCGCACAATTTGCCGTTCGTCGATTGGGTCAAGTTCGCACTAATTACAACACATTGGTTGAGAAATTCAAGGCGTCAAACCCTAATGCGCAATTATTAGTCGTTGGTATAAGTGCATTTAACACGAACGATTATTGTAGCGGTTGGGGGTATAACGAATTACAACAGGAAATAGCCGACCAACACGACGGTACATTCGTTAATATATCCGACGAACAAATACGTTTTAACGACGGTGCGTTGTCTAACCCAAAAATCATAAACATACCGTCGTCGGGCGTTGCAGATTATGTAGTTGACGGGGCGGACATTGGTAACGTTAATCGTGCGTTCCGTGTATGGGTAAACGGCGTTGATGTTACCGGAATTGATGCGTATGTTGAACGTACCGACGGTTGGTTTGTTACATCTGACGTTGACCCGTCGTTAATTCATTTAACGCAGGGTCAAGATTGGAACCAAGTTGTACCGTTTGCAACCGATTACGCCGTTAAGCCTGTAAAGGTTCATTTTTACGGGAATGTTCCGGCGTCAAGCGATACAATACAATTGGTTGTCGGCGGTTTTGGTTGGAGTGACGACGGGGTACACCAAACAGAAAGCGGAAACCAAACATACGGAAGTTGTATTTTAAAAGCAATTACCCAATAACTAACTAATGGGAGGGCGGGAAACCGCCCGCCCTATTTCATTTATGAATATGCAAGAACGTAACATTATCAACGGAACAACCACGGTTGACAACCGCACGGAATTTATGTTGTGCGAGATTATAAAGCAATAACCAAAACGGGGGCGGTTTACCGCCGCCCCTTAACTCTTTATTTATGGACGATATGGATAAAATTTTTAGTTGGGAACAATGGCGTATTATTGCCATTTCAACGGTTAGCCCGTTATTTGTTATGTAACACCAACAAAGGTTTTTGTTGTTAGGGAATATTTGAAAAAAAATATTTTATCAAAATATGCAAAGTTTAACCCGGTGCGGAACAATCCGCACCACAATTAAAAAAAACGATGGAAAAGTATTTTTATTTCATTCAACACGACATGAAAGTTTGTTTGATAATAATCTTTGTATGTTGTGTTTTTGTAGTATTTGCGACATTCTTTGATTTTTGGACGGCATACGAAGCCGTGAAAGCGAGAAAAGAAAAATTAAGCAGCCACCCGATGCGGAAAACCGGGCAAAAAATCATAGACTATTTGCGTTTAGTTTTATACGTATTGATGATTGATGTTTTGGGGCTTATGGTTTTTCCTTTTTACAGTATTCCATTTTTTGTTGTATTACTGACATTGGGTATTCTATTAAGGGAGGGTTGGAGCATGAAAGAGAATTACGAACTCAAACAAAGCAATGCAGTTGAGGCAATAGATATGGCGGCGGAAATAGTCAAGTGTATAACGAAAGAAGAAGCCGAAAAGCTAATAAAGGCGATTAATGATAAACATAGTATTAACAAGAAAAAATTCAAATGATTATGGCACAATTAAAGCAATTATCAGCAGGCAGTAGCCAAATTATTATGATGATGTTCCGGGATAAGAACAACGCCCCAATTAAGGCGGATTCCGTACACGTCAAAGGTTCGATTTTTACCGGAAGCGGTAAGCCGTTTGAATTTGAGGTAAACAAAGGGGTTTGCACCAATTGTAAGATTCAGAACGATATGTTGTTGTTTAATATCGTTCCGCTTTTGGGTTTGGGGCAAATGCAGGTTTATACGCAAACTTTTTTGGGCGATGCAAAAGCAATAACCGGAACATACATTTCAGAGAACCAACAGAAATTGGGCGTTGAAGTGGTTCAGAAAGGTACATTCCTTTCAGATAGACAGGGCGCAATGTGGGTTGATGTATATTTGCCAATAGAAATTAATGAGGCAGCACAAATTCCGTGGGTTCCGGCAGGAGCGAACGAACAATGGATTCGTGATTATTTGGATAAGTACGTAAAAACCCCGGCTTTTGCGGCTTTGTTGTCAAATATGGCAATTGCTGACAATAAATTAAGCAATGTTTCTGATGATGATTTCAAGAAAAAAGGGGAAACCGCCGGAATGGTATTAGATGATTTATCAAACCTAAATCCGGACGTGTTAAAGCAAAAATCCTTTGACGCCGGGATGATGGGCAAAGATTTAGGCGGCGTAGTATTGGAAAAATTGAAAGAAGCGTGCTTTCAAGCCGGGATGATGGGCAAAGATTTGGGCGGTATTGAACTTGACAAATTAAAAGAAATACTTTTGGGGTTGGGTATGCTGCAATCTGACCTTGCAAACATTAGTATTACGGATTTGAGCAGGGTTATTATGCAAACAAAAGCATATAAGAATTTAGCAGAAAAAAAGGATATTCCGGTTGCTGACGTTGAAAAAACAATTCATTATGTAGAAAATCAAAAACCGATTGATTTTGCCACAATTCCGCACGATTTTATTCATGCGGTATTTCAGTTTACAAAACCTAAACAAACCATTACGCAGGTAATGCCGGATGCGGATTTGGGCAAAACGATAATCATTGAAACAATACAAATGACAAGCGATTGCCGTTTGGTATTGAAGCCCGCAAAAGGGCAATTTATCAGCGGTTCTCCAAAGACCGTTGAAATTGTCTATAATGGGGTGCAGGGTATAGCATATCCGGACACAGCCGGAAATTATGATTGGATTCCGGAGGAACGCAGCACAAGCGAAGCAATCCCGGTGCAGGATGAAAATGGGAATATTATTGTTGCTAAATCCGGATTTAAATTTGTGGGTGCGCAGGTATCAAAGACAGCCAATAACGAAGCATTGATTGAAATTTCCCCGTCTGAATATTCAAATCAAGGCGGCGGCGATGGTACGCCCGCCAAATCAGTAACAGCAGAATTTCCGCTTATGTTTAGCCCGGCAGCCGGAAACAAAGCGGTTAATTTGAGGATAAAAAGGGGGTATTTGCAAAAGGCTTTCCCGGACGCATATTATGCGGCATTGACACGACCAATAACAATACAAGCAGAAACCAATAAGTTGCACAAAGGAAACATTTGGTTTGACGATGTTATATACAATCATGGTGCATTTATTTCGACTGATAATGTAAACAAGGCATACGGCATTGAAGAGGACGACGCAGCCGACCCGAACGTTTCCGGAGGAACATTGGCTTTCGTAATTGTGCGTTTGGCTTTCCGTGGAAATGCACCCGATAACGGTAATTTGGTATTGGAATTGACAGACCCGAAAACCGGATTGCCATTGCAGTACATGAACGATAAAAAAGCAAGTATTCGCCGAGATTATACCAAAGGGGAACAATTGGGAGTTATACAAATGGCGTTCCCATTTGAAGCCAAAGGACAACAGATTTTCCAAGTTGAGGTTAAGCACAATTTTAATGATGATACAATAATTTTGGAGGACAGAATTAACGGTAATAGTTGTATTCTGATTTCCTATGTACACCCGGAAAACCAAATTAACCCGGCAGTAGCACAATTTGAGCAGGACACAAATCAGAGATTTCTATTTCAAAAGAATTATTTCGGTGCTGATTTGTTCGATATGGCATATTTGGTTCAAAAGAACGTTGGCGAGAAAGTTATTAATCCGGGTACGGGTGGAACAATGATGGATGGTGCGCATTTTTATAACAATACCGTCATGAGTACAGAAGTAACCGACGGAGTAGTAAAATTTATCGGAGATGCACCGAATAATTCTTTTTTCACGTTTGGTTATATTTTCCATACGGAAGAAACTATTCCGATGCGAAAAAAGATAATTAAAGTTGATATAAATGTTAAGGAGCCAACAACCCCGGCGGAGATTTCGTTATATTCATGGATTGGAGAGCCGGACAAATACGATACACGCATATACGGGGATATTGTAAATGACAAACCCGTTTTGGTAAGCGGTTGGACGGTTGTTGGAAGCCGTGATTTGTTGCCTAATTACCAATCTTTCGGTATGACTTTTGAGGTTCCAAGCAATTCAAACAACTTTGCGGTTTGTATCCACCCGAAAGAAGTAACCAACGTTACTGAAATAAATTTAACTGATTTCAAAATTAGCGCACAACAACCGTTCTATGATGTTCAATTTATCGGTATCAATGAAATAAGCGAAAAATATCAAATTAATAATACCCGAAAAGCCGTGTTTGGGGTTGACAATTCCGGGTATGCCTCACTAAGATATTCAGTAGGAATTGGCGAAACCAAAATGCCGGTTGGTTGGCTTATTCCGTCTGCAAGTGATACGTTCCCGCCCGTGAAACTCAATCAAAAATGGAAAGACAACGTTGGGCATAAAGGAGAGGGAGTGTTGGAAGTAACAAGGGATTTCCGTTGTAAAAACCTATATGCCATATTGAGAATATCCGGAAGCGACGAAAAGAAGTTGGCACCGGACAGCATACAGACGGTGCAGGTATATTTTGGTAAGGAGGACGGAACCGGAATAAACCCTATTGAACAAACCCGCACGTCGTTTCAAAGTAAAACAGCAGAAGCCCCGAAATATATTAGTACCAATAAGGGCGATGCGTTCCAACCGATGGAGTTCAAAAAAGGCGATTTTATTTGGTTGTACGCAATATGCAATTACAATGATGGGGCTTATTTTATGTCAGTCAAAAACGGGCAATATTTAATTCAAACCATTATAGAATGGGAGGAAATAGAGGAAAGTCCGGTTGTGCCGTTGGGCGGCGTTGATGGTTTAAGGCTGATGCAAGCAGGAAAAGAGGTTGACAAATCTTTGTACAATATAGAAATTGACGTTGATACAAATGCAATTAAGGTAATTAAAAAGTAAAAGAGTATGAAAACAATTATTTTGGATGCCGGACACGGCAATAATACAGCCGGAAAACGTTCCCCCATTTGGGGCGACGGTTCCCAATTGTTAGAATGGGAGTTTAACCGTGATATTGTACGCCGTATTGCGGCGATGTTGAAAGCGGAGGGAATAAAGTTTGAAATTTTGGTACCGGAGGACAACGACGTATCATTATCGGAACGTTGCCGCCGTGCTAACGTGATATATGACGATTGCGGGCAGAACGCCGTATTGTTCAGCATACACGGGAACGCCGGAGGCGGCACCGGATGGGAATGTTATACAAGCGTCGGCAAAACGAAAGCCGATGAAATTGCAACCGTCCTTTGTAATGAGGCAGAAAAGGAGTTTGCCCCGGATGGTTGGAAAATGCGTTTCGACCATTGCGACGGCGACCCGGACAAAGAAAGCCAATTTTATATTCTGAAACATACGGTTTGCCCGGCGGTATTATCTGAAAATTTCTTTTTTGATAATGAAAAGGATTGCCGTTTTATGATGAGCGACGACGGAAAAGAAAGGATTGCAAAGGTACATTTTGAAGCAATAAAGAAAATTGTATGAAAAAGTATTTGATTTGGGCGGCAATCATTTTGGCGGTTGCCGCCGCCTTGTGGGTACAACAAAGCCGTATTAAGCGATTGACCGACGAACGGGATAAATACCGGAGTAATACCGAAACGTTGTTGCAGGACGTCCGCACGTATCAAACAAAGGATAGTTTGAACGCCGCAAAGGTTGGGAATTTGGAGTTGAAATTATCCGAATACAAAAAATACCGGGCGGACGATGCGGCGTTAATCAAATCGTTGCAGACAAAGAACCGGGATTTGCAAAGGGTTACGACGGCACAAATGAAAACGATTAACGAATTACGGGCGAACGTCCGGGATAGTATTGTATATTTGCCCGGCGATACGGTTACGACCGTATTACGTTGTATTGAGTATTCCGACAAATGGGTTGACCTTGACGGATGTATTATAAATAATACGTTTTCGGGCAAAATTATAACACGGGATAGCCTTTTAATAACGGAAAGTGTGCAATATAAGCGTTGGTTAGGTTTTTTATGGAAAACAAAACGGATAAAAAACCGTGAATTTGATATTGTTTCAAAAAACCCAAATTCAAAAATTACCGGGTTTGAAGTTATAACCATAGAAAAATAACTATCTTTGCAAAAACGGGGATAGTTCGGAGTAGCTACCGAATGAAAAAAGATGCAACCACTTTTCCCCGTTTCTCTTTTGGTTGCTTACTTAAATGGTTGTATAATGGAAATATGGAAAGATGTACCCGGATATGTAGGGTTATATAAAGTGAGTAATTACGGGCGTGTAAAATCTATTAAGAAACAATTAGTTTTGAAAATATGTGGTTCCGGGAATAGATATAAAACCGTTGCTTTATGTAATGGGATGCGCAAAACGTTTCGATTACATAGATTAGTTGCGGCGGCTTTCATTCCGAACCCGGAAAATAAACCATGTATCGACCATATCGACGGCAACCGAGCCAATAACCATGCCGACAACTTGCGTTGGGTTACATATTTGGAAAACAACAACAATCCTATTACAAAAAAACGATTGAGCGAAAACAACGCTAAAAATATGCAAGGTAAAGAAGGCGTATTGCATCCAAATTCAAAACCCGTTAAGATGATGAAAAACGGAATTTGCCTCAAAACATATCAATCTATCCATTTAGCCAAAAAAGATGGGTTTAACGATACATTGATAATTCGATGTTGTAAAGGGCGTATGAAAAAACATAAGGGTTATAATTGGGAATATATACAATAGACATAACAAGGGGGTGTAACAAGACGTTGTAACCCCTTTTTCTATTGAGCTATTTTTAGCCCGTTTCCGAGCATTTTATTTCAAAGTGGGTAATTTATATGTCCCGCTTGCAAAAGTCGCTTAAATCGAAAATTCCAAGAAAATAACTCTTTTGGAACCAAAAACGGAATCTTTTATAGGAAAACACGAAAATAAAAGAAAATTCTTTTGGTAGTTAAAATAAAATGCCTTATCTTTGTGCCATGTTAATAAAACGACCGGGCGTTTTCCCGGTAACAAAAAGAGCGATACAATGAAGCCCGAAGATATTTACAACGGTTTGGAACGTACAAATGGTTATCCGACCAATTGGGATTACCCCCGGAATATACGCATATTGGAATGTTTAACCCCGAAACGTGCGCAAAGGTCGGTGGACGTTTCAAAAAAGTATTTATTAACCATGCGATTTGCATTAAGACGACAGGATAAAATAAAAGCGCATTTTGAACCCAACGGGGACGAAATGTTGAACCGGATAAAAGAGAGTTTAACCCGGTTTTTTGCCGCCGACCGTTCGGAGTTCCCGGAGGGATACCGGGAAATTGAGGACTGTTTTAACCAATTGCCGGGGGAACCATACCCGACCATTGCAATAAACGACGTCGGTAACGACGACCGAATGATTGAATTTTATGTTACCGGAAAACAATACGACGTTTACCACGTCGCATTTAAGGGGTTTACAAAGGGTTAAGATATGGAAAGCGTAATTATTGAGGAAATGCGGGCGTTCTTACGATTGGATTTGCCCGACCGACAAAGACAATATTTTACCGATACAATCGCCGCCGCAAAACGTGTTGAGGTCGTAAAAGCGGCGGACGTATTCGACGAACGGGAAATTGAATTGATACGCCGGACGGTTCGCCCGGTAGTCAAAGAGTGTTATAAAAATGCGCATTTGCTGACGTTGTTATTTCCCGACCGGGTGCAATACGTTGAGGGCAAAACGAACGTATTTATACCAATCGACCACGCATTTAACCGGGTCGGGAACAAATATATTGATATTACGTTTGAGTTCGCATTGGGGTTAGACCCAACGCAATACGAATATGTGGCGTTTGGGGAATATCCGGCGGGCGTTATTGAGGAAATAGCCAACCAAACGGGATATTATGGCGATATATACCGATTTTGTTATTGTGCGGCGCAAATGGCGTTGGAAAAGATGAACCCCCGGACGTAACAGATACGCCGGGGGTTCGGTACGCAGTAACCGAGAGCGATTTTTGGTAATGCGGTATTGCAAAGGTAGGTTAAAAATCGGATATTTCACGCACCCGGCAAAAATGATTTCGCAAAACAAAGATTATATTTTTGGTAATTAAAAAAAATCTTTCTACCTTTGCAGAACAAAAGATTAACAGCCTACCCGGAGGGATACCGGGAAATGATATGAAAATAAAAGAAAGTGAACAATTAAAGATGTTGGCGACCGAAAGCGGGAAAACTGCCAACCAAGTATCCGAAACAATCGTTACGGAGTTAATCAACAAACAGATTATCGAGAACATAAGCGACAATTGGGGGTTCCCGGTCGCCGATTGTTACGAACGGGATGTTACCGTTGTGGAAATGGTGGACGTTATCCGGGCAATTGGTATTTACCCGGTTCGTTCCGTCCATTTGGACGCCCTGTTGAAATGTGTATTGATTGGCGACGATGATTGCCCGGAGTGTGGCGGGGAAATGGAGGTTACAGACGGCGAGTATAGACGTACCGGAGGCGACGGATATTTGACCCCGCCGGAATATAGCCCGATTTGGGAGGAAAAAACGTGCCGCAATTGCGGATACAAAGAGAGCAACGAACCAAGTTATTAACAAAAAAATTTAAGTTATGGCATTGAGATTAAGAGTAAACGAAGCAATCGCCCGTTCCGAGGCGAACGGGAAAAAGGTTTTGAAAAAAGACATTGCCGCCCGTCTTTTTGAGGGTGCAAGCGAGAGCGCACAACAGGTAAATATGACGAATTTATGTAACGGCACGACCAAACGGATTGTCCCGGAATGGGTCGTTATTCTTTGCGAAATGTTGGATTGTACGGCGGATTACCTGTTTGGCATGGAGGGCGGAAACAATGAAAAGTAAGTTTATCGAATGGTTGGAAGCCGCCGCCGAAACCATGTTTTCCGGGTTGTTTCAAGCGAAAGCCCTAATTGTTACGTTTGGCGCATTGGGGTTATGTTGTTTGATTGGCGCATTTTGGAACCCGTGGCAATTGTTATTTGCGGCAATGTGCGCCGCAATGGTATTATGTGGAATTTCAGAATATAAAAAGTACAAGTAATGAGAGCAAAGAGCGATAAACCGGGCGACCCGGTAAAAGAGGTTGCGGGAACCGTCGGCAATGTTGCGTCGGATATGTTCCCGGAGATTAACGAGGAACAACAAACAATTATTCCCCCGTTCGTTGATGTTCAACCGGAACAACCAACCGGAGTGTTTGAGATAATACCGGGCATGACGGTTGAGGAAATGACGGCAATGTTTTTCGACGAAAAAACATTGATTGAACCCCCGTATAAGGTTTGGCAGTTAAACAGCAAGGGACACCGATATTATTACCGATATGACGACGCCGGGAACCCGGAGTTTTTCCCGTCGGTTACAACTATATTGTCCCAAACATTACCCAAAGCCCCGCACCTTATAAATTGGATTGCGAACAAAGGCATTGAGGAAGCCGAGCGATACAAAGGCGAACGGGCGGCGTATGGAACGTTTATGCACGCCGCATTTGAGGAATTATTGATTAACCGGGCGTATGATTTGGACGGGCTAAAAGGCAAACTAAAAGAATACATTGAGGTTTACCGATTGCCGGACGACTTTATTTATTACGCCGACGATTTGAAAAAGGACGTATTGGCGTTTGCGCAATTCGTATTGGATTATGATGTACGACCGTTAGCCGTTGAAATTGCGTTGGTACACCCGTATTACAAGTACGCCGGAATGATTGATTGCCCGTGTACCATGCGGGCAAAGATTGGAAGCAACGACCGGATTAACGCAATTGTCGATTTCAAAAGCGGGCGAAAAGGTTTTTACGAGGAAAGCGAAATACAATTAGGAATGTACCGGGATATGTGGAACGTCAATTTTGAGCAATTCCCCGTTACCCGTATTTTCAATTTCAGCCCGAAAGATTGGCGCAAAAAACCGTCGTACAATCTGAAAGAGCAAACCGAAAGCCCCAATATACGGAAAATCCCCTATCTGTTGGAGATTGCCGCCATTGAGGACGAAAAGCGGGACAACACGTTTACGGCGGTTAATGGTATGGTTGTATTGGACGACGCCCCGGATTTGTCCCAAAATGTAATATCGTTGTCTTTGGCGGAATTGATTAAAACGAAAGCCCCCAAAGAGGCGACCCCGGACGAAACCACGGACGCCGCCGAAACCGTCAAAGCGGATGCGGTTGCCCCGGAACAAACGCCGGAACCGGAGATTAAGAAAACAAAGATTGTGAAACGCACCGGGAAAACGGCAAAGGAGGCGGAAAAGAAGCCCGCCACGGGACGAAAGGAGGCAAAACAGACTGTTGCACCGGAAAAGGAACAAAATCCCGCAAATGCGCCAAAAAAGCCCAAAAACGAGAATAAGAAAAGATTGTTGAACGACGACCCCGAAATATAAAGAGCATGAAAGGACGAATAAGACGACCGGAGGCGGAAAAATCCCGTTTGATTTTGCCCCGTGTCGGACAAATAAAAATCGGAATGAAAAACGCCAACGGATACCCGCAAAGCGTGGATTATTTCATACCAACGGGAAAGTATGCCGGGTTATTTACACAGGCATACGGCGAAAAGCCCCAAACAATTCAAATCGTTTTCCCGGACGACGACCCGGCGAAAGTATGCAACGAGCGGTACGAGTACCGGGACGACGACGGACGATTGATTGCGGCGGGCGACGGCGAAACGTTCCAAGTTTGGGACGGCAAAAAGTACGAAACATTGACAACGGAGGAATACCCGAATTTGATGTTGGCTATTACCAAGCGTTACCCCAATCGGAAAAGCAAACAGGACGGACACGACGGTTGGGAAATTACGTTGACATTGAATTTTATTGTACCGTTGGTACGTGGCGTTGCCGGGGTATGGCAGTTTTCAACAAAGGGTACGGCGTCCACAATCCCGCAAATCCGGGAAACATTCGACGGTATGTTGGCGGAACGGGGATTTTGTAAGGGAATTATATTTGATTTGAACGTACAATTTGCCACGACCCAAAAGCCCGGCGACAAATCCCGTTTCCCTGTTGTTTCATTGGTTCCGAACGAAAGCCCGGACAATGTTTTAAGAGTGCGCAAAGCGTGGGAACCTGTTAAACAATTGGAGGGCGGCGACAATGGCAACGAATAATACAATTACCCGGCGTAAATACGACCGGGATTATTGCCAAATGGCAAACGAGTTCTTAAAAGATACCCGTTTGAGTTGGAAAGCGAAAGGAATAATTGCATACGTCCAAATGTTGCCGGACGATTGGGTTTTGAATATGCGAGATTTGACGAACCGGGCAACCGACGGTCGGGATAGTCTGTATAGTGGTATTAAAGAGTTGGAAAAGTTCGGGTATTGCTCAAAGATTATGCAAAGGAACCCGGACGGGACAATTGCGGGGTTTGCTTATGAGATTTGCGACAAAGCAATTTTTCAACCATTTACGGAAAATCCGGTTATGGATGCACCGCAACCGGAAAACCCGGATACGGTTAAACCGGATACGGAAAAACCCGACCCGGAAAATCCGACACTAATAAATACTAATATTACTAATGACCCAAATAAACCAAATACTAATCATAGTAAACCCGCCAACCCTGTTGTCGGGGATTTGTTCCCGGAACAACAACAGGATTTGGAAAAGGATAAAAAAAGAACGTCCATATTTCGCAATTCCGATGTTTACAAATTGGTTAAGTTCGGGGCGGACGGCGTAAATGATTATTCCGAGTTTGAAAAACTGTTTGCGACGCCGGAATTTGAAAAGGTCGATTTGATTTATTATTTCCACACGGTCGCCGATTGGTCGGAAACCAAACAGGGAGTTAAGCGAACCCGCACGGGTTGGATTGCGACGGTACGCAATTTTATCCGGGGCGACATTGAGAAAAAGAAATTGCATTTGAAACCGGAATACCAAGCCCCGCAAAAACAGTTGAACGTGGCGGGCGCAATGGAATTTCTTAACAACGATTATTGATTATGGAAAATTTGCCGGAAACAGTAAATACGCAATCCGTGGCGTTGGCGATATACAACCCAACGCCCGGTACAAAAGCAATCGACATACGCCGACAAATGTTGCAATTACCGGAGGTTGCCAAATCGTTATCCGGGGTCGAAAAGTACATTTTCGCCGCCTCAACGAAAATGCAAATTGCCGATATTGACGACGGCACGTTGATTGCGAAAACCGGGCAAATGTTCCGGTTTATTGCAATGGACGTCGGGTATATAATCCCGACCAATCCGGAAGATTGGGCGTACATTTGTACCCGGTTGTTGGATATACTCAAAAAATACTATTCGCAAATGACATTGGCGGATATTAAGTTGGCATTTGAGTTGGCGACAACCGGGGAATTGGACGACTATTTGCCGAAAGACAGTCAAGGCAACCCGGACAAAAAGCATTACCAACAGTTTAACGCCGATTATTTCGCAAAGATATTGAACGCATACCGCCGGAAACAAAACGGGGTTATACATAAAGCGTATAAGGCATTGCCGGAGCCGAAAAAGGAATTGACGCCGGAGGAAAAACGGTATTATCACAACCAAGCCGTCGCCCGATGTAGGGAGGTATTTTTGCAATACAAATATACCGGGCGGTTTGTGTTGGGGATTACTGACGGAATGTTAATTTATGATTGGTTGCGAAAGTTGGGTTTTGCCAATGAGGTTGCCGGAACCGAAGACGACCGCAAACAAGCATTTGCCCGATATATGCAACGTGTCGCCCGTGGGTTCGTCAACAAGTACGAGGCGTACCACGTCCAACGTAAGGGAACCGACGCCCCGGAGTTGGATTTTACGGCGTATGAGATAGCGAGGGACAAAGAGATTGCCCGGACGTTTGACCGAATGATTGCCGACGAATTACAGATTGATAACTATTTAGATTTTTGGAAATGAACAAAATAACGATTGATTGTATTATTGGGATTGACCCCGGAAAAAACGGGGGGATTGCTGTTTGGCGTCCGAACCATAAAACCGAGGTAATAAAAATGCCGGGCGACCTTATGGAGTTGCGGCAATGGTTTGATTATATGAAAAGTATTTGCCGCCCGTTGGTATTCGTCGAAAAGGTTCAATTGCGCCCGGACGACGTGAACGACAACCCCGGTAAGGCGTTCCGGGTTCAAAAACTGTTATCCGAGTTCGAGAAACTGAAAACGATAATTGCCATGTGCGACGTACCGTTTGTTTTGGTACACCCCCAAAAATGGCAAAATGAATTGAAATTGCGGGTTAAGGGAGAGGAAAAGCCGGAGCGCAAAAAGCGATACCAACGAGCCGCCGCCGATTATTACCCCGATGTTAAGGCGACGTTGTGGAACGCCGACGCCCTTATGATAATGCACTTTGGACGGTACATTTTGCACAACAACCCCCGTTGGGTTTTGGAGAATTTGCCCGCCCCGATGCACGACCGTTTATTTTAAGCCCCGTATTTCGATTATTTTGTTTGAATGGGTAAAAGTATGGCAGACGAAAACAAAAGCCCGCAAATCGAAAATCCGGCGAAAATAACGTTGGAAGAATTGGCGTACATGGTTAAACAGATGCGCCACAACCAACGGAGGTGCGAACGGAACCCAACGCCGGAAAAGATTGCAACCCGGACGGCATGGGAACAAAAAGTTGACGGCGTTATTGCCGTCTTAACAGATACGCAAATGAAATTATTTTGATTTTATCCCGGTACGACTTGCGCCGTATCGGGATTTTTTTTGCCCTAACACGAAAATAAAAAGAAAAAATTTTGGTAATTAAAATATTCCCCGTATTTTTGTGGCATGAAATAACAACGACCGGGCGTTTTCCCGGTAATGCTAAAAAAATAAAAGCAATGAGAGCGAAAACAACAATCAGCGATTTCCGGTTTGAGTTTGCCGGGTACGGACATTACAAAGTAACTTACACGTCGCCCGTTACGGGTAAAAGTTGGACGGCAAAAACAAATGATATGACGTTAATTGATGCGACAAAGAACGCCGACGACCCCAAACGTTGCGATTTGGAAACCCTTAAACGAATTTGCAAAAATGGATAAGGACGAATTGGGAGCCGTTCGCCATGCAATGACGGCAAAAGAGTTGAACGACCTGTATAAGCGTTTGGAAAACTTTATTGCCGATTGCACCCGGTCGGAGGTTGACGCCAACCGGGATGCGCTTAACAAGGTGCAAAGCATGATACACCAAAGAATGATATTAACAAACAAATAAGTAGTAACCGCCGGGGGCAACCCCGGCATAAAAAGAGCGATAAAATGATTATCAAAAAATTAGAGTTGTCGAATTTCCAAGTAATTAAGGAGTTCAACGCAGATTTTGAGGGTAATGTATATTTCATTACCGGGGACAATGAGTTAGGAAAATCCACGCTATTAAAGGCAATCGGGGCGTTGTTGACCGGGAACCGGGACGCCGTGTTGCGTAATGGCGAGGACAAAGGGTTTGCCAAAATGGTTGTCGGCGACGACGGCGAGGAATACGACGTTGAATTGCGGTTTACCAAAGCCAACCCCCGTGGTACGTTATCAATCAAACAGAAAACAACCGGGATGCGGTCGGATAACGTAAGTATGTTGCAAAAGGTTTTCGGATATACGGATTTTGACGCCGTGGAGTTTTCCCGGTGGTCTGAAACCGCCGAGGGTCGCCGAAAGCAAGTGCAATACGTCCGGGCATTGTTGCCGGAGAATGTGCAAAAACGTATTGCCGAGATTGACGCCGAGGTTATGACCGTTAAGGAGAAAAGAAAGGACGCCAACGCCGAGGTCAAGACGTACACGACCATTTGCGCCGCCGCCGAAAAGCAGTTGAAACCGGGCGACGTCAAAACGTATGCCGAGAAAATCGACATTGCCGATTTAATGGAGGAACAAAACGAGAACGCCCGGTTGATTGAGAAAGCGAAAACCGTGCGTACCGCATTGCAAACCCGGACGGAACAATTGGAGGCAATCCCCGGTCGTATCAAAGCCGCCGAGGAAACCAAGAATACAGAGATTGACGCCGCAATAAAGTATGAGGCGGAAGCCCAAGCCGAATACGACCGGATTGTTGCCGAGGCAAAAAAGGCATTGGAAGCGGCAAAGAAAAAGAGCAAAGCCGATGCGAAAGCCGCCGCCGACAAATACGACGAAACATTGGCGCAAATCCAAACGGATAAAGCCGATTACGAAACCCGCAAGAACAACGCCGCCGCATGGTTGGCAAAGTACGAGGAAAACAACCCGGAGAATTTGGATACAGCCGAACGCCTCAAACAAGCCGAGGAACACAACAAAATCAATGCGTTGGTTGTGGACTATCTGACGAAGAAAAAGCAAAAGGACGCCGCCGAAAAGGTCGCCCAAACCCACGAAAAAAAGTTGTCGGATTTGCTCAAAGAGCGGGAAACCCTTATTGCGAAATCGGAATTGCCGATTGCCGGGTTGACGTTCACGGACGACGGGTTGGAGTTAAACGGTGTGCCGTTTGTCGCCGGGAAAGTGTCGGATAGTCAGATAATGGAGGTTGCCGCAAAATTGATTATCGCAAGCAATCCGACCGTTAAGGTATTCCGCATTGCGAGGGGCGAAAGTTTGGGCGCAAAACGTCTGCAATCCCTTATCGAATTAGCCCGGAAAGAAGGGTATCAGGGATTTATTGAGGAAGTCAAGCGAGGACAGGACGATTTAATTATTGAGGAATACAGCGAAACCGAGTAATTAACCGGGGCGTCGGTTCCCCGGCGTCCCTTAAACAAAACGATATGGAAGTTAAAGAAATGACAATTGCGGACGTGTTGAAAATGCCGTTGTTTTTTGAGAATGTGAAACGCCAATTAACGAGCCTTTGGAACGACCGGGAGAAAGCCCGTAAGGATGCGACCCGGAATAATACGAGGTTGCGGGCGCACGTTATCGACCGTATGCACAATACCGGGCAGTGGGAACCGGGAAATTTCGTTATTCTTTTCGCCAAAGTGTTGGATAAGGTCGCAACCGGGTATTCGTCGAGCGAACGGGCGTTTATCCGTGCGGTTGGAATGACAGCGTTTAATGTCACAATGCAAAAGTTAATCGACGATGAGAAAGCGAGAAATAACGGCAACGGGGACGATAAATAATAACGGCGGGTTGGCAATGTACATGGGCGAATTAAACGAATTTTTCAAGGGTTGGAAAGGTTCCCGGATAATTGCCCGGTTTATTGTTGCGTCGCCCGGTTCGTCCGAGGCTTTGAAAGGCTATTATTTCAACTATGTTGTACCCACGTTCCGACACGCCATTTGGGAGACGGGCGAACGTCTTACGGAGGAACAAACGGAACGGAGGTTGCGGGAGTTTTCCCCAATTATGTACGTCGAGCGGGTCAACGAGGAAACCGGGAAATATTCCCACGAATTGCGCACCGTGGCGGAATTGTCGAACGCCGAGTTAATCGAGCATATCGAAACACTCAAACAGATTGCCGCCGAGGAATACAACACGTATATTGACGACCCCCGAACGTTGTAAGGTATGTTTTGCAAGTGTAACGGAAAGCGTAAGAATTACCCGTTGGCGGGTTGGCGGATTATTCGCCACGAATACACGCCAAAGCATTACAGCCGGATAAAGTGTTTGCGTTGCGGGTGCGTTTGGATTACACGGGCAAAATATGTTGAGCAAACGCCCAACGACGACGGGCAAAAACGATTATTTAACGAATAAAAAAGTAACGAGAGTATGAAATTTGAATTAAAAGACATTTGTTTTTTCGATTGCGAAACAACAGGAGTACCCGCAAAGGGTTTGAAATGGGATGCGGATTTTAACCAATTCCCGCACGTCGTACAATTGGCGTGGGCGTTCGGCGACAAAGAACGCAGTTTTATAATTAAGCCGGACAATTACGAGATACCGCCGGAAACAACCGCAATACACGGAATAACGACCGAACGGGCAATTGCCGAGGGTGTACCGTTTGCCGAGGTTATTGACGAATTTTTGACGGATGCCGCCGCCGCACCGCTTGTATGTGCGCACAACATTTATTTCGATACGTCGATGTTGAAAGCGAACATTTTGCGTTATTGCGGCAAAGAGTATTACGACGCCAAAGCCGAGGACGCATTGCACAAGGGAAAGCGCATTGATACAATGATGAAAACTATTAAATTTGTCGGCGCATTGTATTCAAACGGGCGACCGGGAAAATATCCCAAATTAGAGGAATTATATAGTAAGTTATTCCCCGGCGAAACATTCCCGGCGCATGACGCATTAGAGGACATAAGGGCGTTGCGCCGTTGCGTCCCGGAATTGGTTAATTTGGGGATTATTGAGTTAGCGCAAAAGGAATACCCGGCGGAACAACTCAAAGCCCAATTTGAGCCGGAAAAGCCCAAAGGCGGGCGCAATATTGAGTTCCACGACCCCAACCCGGTAGCGGAACCAATCGGAACCGGGGAACCCGTCCCGGAACCAACCCCGGAACCGGAACGCCCGGCGGTTCCGTCGAATAGTAAGACACGGGAATTGTTGGACGAAAACGAATTTTGATTAAAACCGTGCCGGGCGGATTCCCGGCGACAAATAATATTATAATATGAACGAAGAAAAAAAAGCCGCAAACGTTATGTTAATACCAAGTGAAAAGGCGTTTGCATTGTCGAAAGTAAAGACATTAAAGGACGGCGGGTTAGACGTGCATTATGAAGTTACCGAAACAATCGGCAATGAGAGTTACACGAACAAATACCACGTCGAAAGTGCAAAGGACATACACCCGGATTTGCGGGATTGTTTCGACCGTTTGCGCCCAATCATGGGACGGATTTTTAATATTACGTCCTTTCTTTCAATGGTTGAAACGTCCGATTTCAAAGCAACCAAAAAGCAAAGCGAGTTATCACGGGATTTTGCCGACGAAATGTTGAAAAACATAGAGGTTCGGGGCGTGTCCTTTTCCGGTCAAGACGATAACGTTGGGGTTGTCCTTACGGGATTGTTCACGGTATCCAACAACCAAAAGACGGCGATAAATTCGCCCCGTCTGAAATTCAATACCGAAACGTTCGGTTTTGAGGAGGAATTGGAAGAAATCGTTGCGGACATTGAAAACGAGGTTTACGCATTTTTGTTCAAAGGCAAAAAGGCGCAATTGGAATTGTTCGGGGCTGACGGCGAACCCGCACCGGGTTTGGTCGCAGAGCCGGAAAAGGAGAACGGATTGTTCCCGGAGGTCGGCGACCCGGCTAACGAGGACGACCCGGAGGACGAAACGGCGGATATGTAAGCAATGGAGCCGATATTGCTAACAGACCGGGAAGAATACCAATTTGTAACCGATAGGGGGTTTTGCCCCCTATTGGATTACAAGCGGTTTACAATGGATATTCGGTTGCGTGTCGAAATCCAACGGGAATTGTTCGGGTATTGCGTTTTTGGTCGTGGGAATATCCCACAGGCAAACGAACGGTTTTTTAGGTGGATTTGGGAACATAAGCCGCACCAATGCGAGGAAACATTGCGCCCGTTGTCGAGTTATTCCGCCGTTTATTGTTCGCATATCCTAACGAGGGGTTCGCACCCGGAAATGGCGCACGACCCCCGCAATATCAATATCCTTTGTTTTGAAATGCACAACCGTTGGGAAAATGGCGACCGTAAAAATATGCGCATTTATCCCGGAAACGTTAAGGTTATAGAACTATTAAAGAAAGAGTATCAAATTTTGAAATTATGAGCAAAGTTAGAATTACAAATAAACTGATTATAAATTCAGTAGTAGGTGTTATATATCAAATGCACCCTTATCATAACCCGGAAGGTATAAATAAAATAGTTCAAAAAATTAATAAGTGGTGCGATGAAACGCCCGATTGTAACGGGAGTATAAAAGATACATTCAAAATATTTGAATGGAACACGTGGGAAGATTTTAAAAAATGGCTTAATGATTTTTTGAATGATATTTTGGAATTTAGACAGCTAAATATATCACGCAAATTGAAAGACGAGGGAATTAAAGACATTGATGATGAAAGAAACAGCGGAATAAGGTTTGTTGATAGATATACGGTAGAAACACAAGATGAAAGATATACAGATTTTATTGATTTAGGTGCTTGTGTAAGAAATATAGTAAGGCAAATAGTCTTAATTCAACAAATGGATGAAGATTGTTTTCTTTGCAAGTATGCGAAAGAATACGGTTCTATGGAACCGTCAGAATGTGAACAATGTAAAAATTGTCTTTGTAACCCAAAAATAAGATATAATAGGGAAACGCACCCTATGGCTTTAAAACCTAAAAAAGATTGGACAGAAGAAGAAAAAGAAAAATATAAATTATGAGAACGAAACAAAGAACACCCGATTACGGGGCAATTTCCCGCCGTTCAATCCAAAATGATTTTAAAAGGGTACAAAGGTACCCGGAAAGGGAGAAACGCCCGCAAATCGAAAATCTGCCCGAAATAAATGCAGAAAGACGGGTTTTGTTTGTTGGCGAAAATTCAGGTTATTACAAATTGCGTTCTTTCATTGTTGGTAAATTGGTTCGATTAGTTCAAAAATCAAGCGTCGGCGGTTGGGTTTGTGAGTTCGTACACGACGACGACCGAAAAGCGATAAACCATGCCGCCGGATGGTCGGACAATAAGAAACAATATTTGTTGGATTGCGTAAAATTCAAGTGACATGAAAATAAAATCAAAAACCGGATATAAAATTGCGTTATACACGTTCGTGACGTTAACGGTTGCGTCTTATATGTGGGCGTTGTATAGTATCATTGTTTGGATAATTAAAGCGTTTTTTGTATGAGTGTAAACAAGGTTATTTTGATGGGACATACCGGGAAAGCCCCGGATTTTAGGGAGTTCGACAACGGGGGTTGCGTGGCGACCTTTTCGTTGGCAACCACGAAACGAGGTTATACCACAAAGGACGGGCGGCAAATCCCGGAGCGTACCGAATGGCATAACGTCGTATTGCAAAACGGGTTGGCAAAGGTCGCCAATCAGTACGTCAAAAAGGGCGACAAACTGTATATTGAGGGCGAATTGAGAACCCGGAGTTATGACGATGCGCAAGGCGTCAAACGGTATGTTACCGAGATAGTCGCAACCGATATGGAAATGTTGACCCCGAAAGCGACCGGAGCCGGGGCGCAAGTACCGCCGCCGCCCGTGCCGGATGCACCCGCCCCCGACGGAAACGACGATTTACCATTTTAAGCCGTTGACGATATGGGAGCGATAAACGGACGGGTTATTTACAGCCCAAAAGGTAAAGCCGGGGAATACGCCGAGAACGCCGCCAATTTCTTTGTCGGTTGTTCCAACGGTTGTACTTACTGTTATTTGCGCAAAGGTCGTGGCGCAAAGGTATTGGGAGGCAGTCGCCCGGAGTTGAAAAAGACGTTGCGGGAATATCCATACGCTTTGGATATTTTCAAAAACGAATTGTTGGCGCATAAGGAGGAATTGCAGAAAACGGGGTTATTCTTTTCGTTCACGACCGACCCGTTGTTGCCGGAAACGGAACGGTTGACCCGTCAAGCGGTCGGCGTATGCCAACGCCACGGCGTCCCGGTTAAGATATTGAGCAAATGCGCCGAGGGGTTGAACCGCTTCATTGATTTTGCCGAGGCGTCCGAGGGTTGGGACGTGTCCCGTATCGCTTTGGGCGCAACGTTGACAGGTTGCGACGAATTGGAGCCGAACGCCGACCCAAATATGATGCGGGTTAATGTGTTGGCACGGGCAAAACGCCACGGGTTCCGCACCTTTGCAAGCGTGGAGCCAATCCCGCCGGGAATGTACGACCGGGCAATTGGGATAATCAAATTGTCGTATCCGTTCGTTGACCTGTATAAAATCGGGTTGCAGAGCGGCGGCAAATATCCGAAACGGGAAATACGATTGATTTACGACACAATTACGGAACATTGGGAGGGACGCCCGGAACAACCCCGTATCTATTGGAAAGATAGTATTGTTAATCCGCTGGGGATTGACCGGGGAGAATTGCCGGGGTATTGTGTCCCTGTTAATTGGGATTTGTTTAACAATGAAAAGTGAAATACGGGTTGAGGTTCCCGCCGATTGCCGATTGGTCGGAGTAAGGACGGACGGCGATGTTGTCGTTATCATTTACGAGCCAATCCAAAACGTCCGGCAAATTGGATTTATCCATTACCCGGAACCCGACGACGAAACCGAGGAACCCGAAAATAAAAAGTAAATATGCAGTACAGCAATAAGGATTACAACCCGGAAAAACACGACCGTTGGCGTGCGTTGACCGTAAAACAGCCATACGCAAATGATTTGGTAACGGAGGCGTACAAGGACGAAAACGGTATTGTTTACGGGAAAAAGACAATTGAAGTTCGGAGCAAAAACACGTCATACCGTGGCGACGTGCTGATATGTTCCGCAGCGTCCCCGGTTTATCCGGGAATGGAAAGCGGCGTTACTTTGGGATTGGTTGAGTTGTACGACGTAAAGCCGATAAAAGAGTTTACGCCGGAGGATTGGGAAAACACCCGGATTCCAAAGGAAAAGAGGGCAAAAATAACAAAGGGTTTCGGATGGATGATGCGCAACCCAAGACGTGTTGTTGAAATGCCAATTAAGGGGCAATTGGGTATCTATAATCTCGTATATACCAAGGGCGAAATAATACAATACCCCCGGAAAATGGTAATTGACAAAAAGAGTTGGGAACAGATAAAAAAACAGATAGAGAAATGAAAACAATCGGATTCCATATTGGACGTATCGGGTTTTATTTGTATCTGCAAAGTTTGTGGAAGTATAAGCAATTTTATTTGACGCCCGGAGTTATGGTTGAGGGCGTAAAAGGACATGACGTTTATTTAGATATTGAAATTAAATTGCTTTGTTTTTCCGTTGGTTTCCGGCTGATATGGATAAAAACCAAAAGAAATTATTAACTTTGTAATGTAAAATACTAAAAACGTGAGCGATGAAAGAGATAACAAAAATATTGCCATTAAATGAGGCGGCAAAGTTTCAAAAATCCGCAGGCAAATATGATTGCACAATTACGGAATTGGCGGTAATGGGAGCAGGGAAAGCAAGAATTTCAATTTCCGGAACAGAGGAAAATTTGGATTTGTTGGTTAGTTCGATAGAAAATGAGAATAAAGAAACCACATCCGTTTGAACCCGGGCGTGAATATAACCCCGGCGAACGTGCAGTTTACCGGGGTATGGTAATAATTGCGGAAAGATGGGTTAAACCGTCTGATAAACTGATTGAAAAGGTTGGCAAATTTGTATGTTTGAGTAGATGCGCATGTTGCGTTATCCATAAAGACGATTGTCCGGCGGTTGGGCTTAAATGTTACAGAACAAGCCGGAGCGATAACAAAGTAATATATTTCAGAAAATTGTATAACATAACAGAAAAAAAGCGATGAAAAAGATATTTCAATTAATAGTATCAATCCCGCACGATAAATTATTGCATATTATAGCGGGAATGATTGTTATAATGTTGGTTTTGCGTTTGGTTTCATTTATCGGGATTCCGGGAATGATTGCACGTATTATCGCATTGATAGCAGTAATTTTAACCGGGGTATTGCGTGAGGTTTACAACAAAAAACACGGAGGCGTATTTGATAAAAAAGATTTGTACGCCACAATTTCCGGAGGACTGATTGTTTTATTATTAACCGTTTATTAATTGGATATGGAAAAAAGAAGTTTTATTCCGTTTGATGCGGAAACGTTTTTGATGATTGAAGATGTAACGGGAACAGAACCGGAAGTTACAGAGAAAGAAAATTACTTTGAACTTAAAATGTACGCCCCGGACAAAGAGGAAAGAATAATTGAAGCCGCAATATATGCAGTTCAAGGCAGATACGGAAAAAGAATAAAAGACGTAAGGACGATTAAAGAACAAAACCTTTTGCGTGGTGCAATATTCTTTGTTGAATACAAAAAAGGGGCGGGAAATTTGCCAAATGAGTTGCGCACAAATTTAGGTATGCCGGACGAAACCGCCGGGGATATTTATTG